CTGACAGTCCCGGCTGACGACATGCAGACAGATACGCCCCAACTTGCATGTAAGGAAAAATCATGGCATCAACCACCTTCTCCGGCCCAGTCACGTCCACCAATGGTTTTGTTGGCGATCTTACGGGCAACGTCACAGGCAACGTCACAGGTAACGTCACAGGTAACGTCACAGGTAACGTCACAGGCAATATTGCAGGAACCGGCCGCGTCACGCATGCTACGACCGCCGCAATCAACGCCACTGCAACCGCCACTGCTGCTGAAGTTGCTACTGGCTACATTACTTCTACATCTGCTGCGGCAACCGCTATTACGCTGCCTACAGGCACGTTGCTTGGAGCAGCACTGGGAGCAGTTAAAGGCACAATTTTTGACCTGTACATCGACAACACTGCTGGCGCAAACACAGTGACTATTGCTGTTGCCACCAACGGCATTTTGTCAACTGCTGCCGCAGACACTGCCGGTTCTTTTGGTGACTTGACCGTTGCTTCGGGCGTGACAGGCTTGGCTCGTTTCACTCTTATGTTCTCAAGCGCCACAGCATACGTCTTCACACGCACTGCTTAATTAGGAGCCTACTATGGCAGCCGATGTCAAACAAGCGCATATAAATCAAAGCGGTTTTTTAGTGCTGGGGCGCAGTCGCGTCAAAGCCTTGTCTTTTGTAGGAACGGCCACAGCGGGGACATTGGCAGTTTTTGATACTGCTACTGCCCCTGTGACTTCGGGCGTTACGTACGGGCGTAGCGGAACAACCGTGACAGTAGCCAAAACGGCTCACGGGCTCAGCACCGGAGATGTTGTTGGAATTCACTTTGAAGCGTTCCCTTCTGCAACGGACGGCAACTATGTCATCACCGTAACAGGTGCAAACGCCTTTACGCTTACTGATATCAACACGGGGACTATCACAGGCAGCCCCGCAGCGGTGTATGTAAGTGGCGGCGGTTCGTGGCTCTTGACATATGAGTCGGCGGCTACGGATATCTTTAATAATTCGCCGGATATCCCACAAGACGGCGTGTTAGCACTTAAAGGTGTCTATGCCTACATGGACAACCTACTTGTTACCAATATTTTTTACGGGTAAGTAAAAAAACATGAAATTTTTTAACAAATCAATACGTAATTTAATATCTAAAACTGCCCCTGTGGAGGCGGCTGCTGCTCCAGCGGGTCCCGTAACGCGTGTTTTAACAACTGCCCCTGTAGAGGCGGCTGCTGCTCCAGCAGGAAGAGGTATTTTTGGAAAAATGCGGCAAGCAGTCCAGCAAGTTGGTCCTGCAACGCAAAAAAATCCTGCTGAAGAAAAGGCGAAGGGACTTGCCAGAGGAATTGGCAGAGGAATTGGCAGAGGACTCAAACGCATGGGATTTAAAGACGGCGGTTCCGTTAAGGCCTCACGTTCCGTTGTTTCATCGGGCCGTGGCGATGGGGTTGCTATTCGCGGTAAAACCAAGTGCAAGATGTACTGAAATGGCCAAAGCATCTCTTAGAAAAAAAGGTCCTTCTCTCTCAGTGGGCCGAGGCGAGAAGTTGCCAGTTTCTAAGGGTGCAGGCCTGACTGCCAAGGGCAGGGCTAAGTACAACGCGGCTACAGGCAGCAACCTTAAGGCTCCACAGCCACAGGGGGGCAAGCGTAAGGATTCGTTCTGCGCTCGCATGTCGGGTATGCCGGGCCCTATGAAAGATGAAAAAGGCAAGCCTACCCGTAAGGCGGCTGCTCTAGCAAGATGGAAGTGCTAAATGGAAGTCAATACAATTTGGTTAGCAATCCTTTCTGCTGCCTTTGGCGGATTGTGGTTTTTCATTCGCGAGAAATTTGACGAGCTCAAACGAATTGATATCTTGTTGAACAAAACCCGAGAAGAAATTGCTCGGGACTACACAACAAATGCAGAGGTTCAGAGAATTACGGACCACATTGACCAGCGGTTTAATCGGCTTGAAGAAAAGATTGACCAGCTCATTCGGGTGGGGAAGTAATGTACCTGACAAGCAACATCCCGTATTTTAAATGCTGGGTTCGTAAGGAGTTTACGAATGGGCATCAAAAGTATCAAGGTGAGTATCTTCATGCATTGGCGGTTGCAGTTACAACCATTCCAGACCGTAGCTTGAGCTTTCAAGTTATTTTTACAGGACTTGAGGCGCAAGACGAGGAAAACGTGCATGGTGGTGCAATGTGGGCGCGAATGCCGCTTGCCGCGTTGGTTGGGGATATCCCGCTAGAGGTGTGGCCCGAGCGAATGCTCAATCATTTGTCACAACCTTGGGACTGCAACTCGTACAACCACGCGATTATCAGCTTAGACAGGGCAAAACCTTCTCCTTGGTTGTGCAAAATTAACAATGAATTTTTCACCGGTAGATACTTGTTCACTGTAGACTATGCAGAAAGCGACGTATCTGAGGATCCATCGCAACACAAACAGAGCCACGTATTGATACTGACTGATGCAGGCAAGTGGACAGGAAACATTGTGGCGCTGCCTAACAACAGGGTCCGTGTAACAAGTCCCGCTTATTGGGAAACAGGACAGGGAGCGCCTGATTTCAGGCCAAATCAGTGGATTCATTGTGCGGAGCAGGACGATTCGTATATGGATATGGCAGAAACTTTTAACAACTTGTATCAGGAGCAGGAAAAATGATGAATTCTAAAATGATGAAAAGTGGCGGCATGGCCAAAAAAGGTGCTTCAGCTAAAACATTGCCTATGGTAAAAAAAGACGGAAAAATGGTTCCAGCTTTTGCTGCCGATGGTAAGGGAAAAATGGCCAGCGGTGGCATGGTGAAGCCTAAGATGGCAGCGGGTGGCGGCATGATGAAAGCCAAAATGGCAGCCAGCGGCGGCATGATGAAGTCTAAGATGGGAATGTCTGGCGGCGCATCTAAAGGCGGTGTTGGTGAGGAAGTCATGGTGCGTGGTTCGGGTGCCGCTCGTTCGCGCAAAGCTAAAATCTATTAATCCATGACTACTTCTGGCGTAGCCAACTTTGATCTTCAGTTTGACGATTTAATCGTCGAAGCTTATGAGCGTTGTGGCTTAGAGGCAAGGTCTGGCTACGACATGAAAACCGCGTTGCGGTCGCTCAACCTTATTTTTGCAGAATGGGCAAATCGCGGGCTTAATCTTTGGACAATTGAGCAGCGACAAGTAACCTTGGTTGCAGGCACGCACGAATACACATTGCCAACGGACACGATAAATGTTTTGTCTGCTGTTATTCGTACCAATAGTGGTCAAAGCACCCAGCAAGACATAACTATTGATCGGATCAGCCGCGCAGAGTGGTTACACACGCCAAACAAGAACACGGAGTCTAGGCCTGCACAATTTTATGTAGAGCGTTCTGTTCCCACTTCTTTGTATTTGTATCCTTCTCCGGACAGTACGCAAGCCTATTTGTTTGTGTATTACGCCATTCGTCGGATTGAGAATACGGGCACATATGTCAATACCGCAGACATTGTTTTTAGGTTTTTACCGTGCTTGGTGGCTGCGTTAGCTTTTCATTTAGCTGTTAAAAAAGCGCCGGACCGCATGGTGATTTTAAAACAACTGTATGAAGAAGAATTTGCAAGAGCAGCGGCAGAGGATAGAGATACAGCTAGTGTTTTCTTAGTTCCAACTTTCACGGTGAGCTGATCATGGGCGCAGGCTATGCTTCTGGCAAGTTTGCAATTGCGCTATGTGACCAGTGCGGATTTCAATTTAAGTTATTGGAATTAATTAAAGACTGGCAGGGGTTCAAGGTTTGTGATGAATGCTATGAGCCAAAGCATCCGCAATTGGAACCTAAACGGGGGCTTACGGAAGCGCAGGCTTTAAATCAGCCCCGTCCGGAAGCTCCTCTTTTTGTTACGATATATGTGGGTTTAACGACGGATTCGTCGTTTGCAAGCATTGGCATGCAACCTATGCCTATTTCCAAACAACTGGTGGCAGCCGCAGTGTTGTCTCCTGTAACCACGTTAATCACATGACTTACGCTGAACTCACTGCCGCAATACAAAACTACACCGAAAACACGTTTACGGCGACGGAGCTTGCAACTTTTGTTCGTCAAGCTGAGCAACGTATATACAACATGGTGCAAGTTGCTAACTTGCGCAAAAACGTAACAGGAACAATTACATCAGGAAACAAATATTTATCAGCTCCTGATGATTTTTTATCCACTTACTCTTTGTCAATTTTTACTCTTGCATCTCCAACTGCTACAGGCACTTCGGGTCAATTTACTATCGTAGTAAGTAGTGCCACTGATATTGCCGTGGGCCAATACGTTACGGGCACTGGAATTGGGACAGGCGCATTGGTTACCACTATAGCGGGCACTACGATAACTTTATCAGTTGCCAATAGTTCTACTGTTAGTGGCACCATAACGTTTCAAGGTAATTATTTATTTTTACTGGATAAGGATGTAAATTTTATCCGAGAAACTTACCCTAATCCCAGTGACACTGCGGAACCAAAATATTATGCTATTTTTGGACCTCAATCAAATGATGAGGGAGAGTTGTCGTTTATCTTAGGTCCCACACCAAATAAGACCTATCGAGCAGAATTGCATTACTATTACTATCCAGAGTCTATTGTGACTGCGGGAACCTCATGGTTGGGTGAAAACTTTGATTCAACTCTTTTGTATGGCTCTTTGGTAGAGGCCTACACTTTTATGAAGGGTGAGCAAGACATGATGGCGGTATACGATGTCAAGTACAAAGAAGCAATGGCTCTCCTGAAGAACTTAGGCGATGGTAAGCAGCGCGGAGATGCGTATTACGATGGCCAAGTCAAGGTGAAGGTGCAGTAATGATTACAGCCGGACTTACCACAAGCTTTAAAGAACAGATTTTGTTGGGGGACCACGACCTTAACACGGATGTTCTTAAGATTGCTTTGTACACATCTGCGGCTACGCTTGATGCCACTACAACTGTGTATTCTGCTACTAATGAGGTGTCCGGAACGGGGTATACAGCGGGCGGAGCAATTCTTTTAAACGTTGTAGTTCAGCAGGGAAATGGCACAGGGTACGCAAGTTTTGACAACCCCTCTTGGCCCGGTGCAAACTTCACCACCCGTGGCGCATTAATTTACAATTCCACAAAAGCAAATAAGTCGATTGGCGTATTAAATTTTGGTTTGGATCAAACTATGACAAATCAAGGATTTGAAATCCAATTGCCTGCGAATGATCCCGAAACTGCTGTAATACGAATTATCTAAGGAGTTCAAATTGATTACCACGACAAAAGGTGAAATGGACGAATCTTTGCTTGAAAAGCGAGAGGGTACAGTCGATAATGACAATGAACTCACCACATGGGTTGAGTATTGGTTGGAGGGGGAGCTTGTCCATCGTTCTGTCCATGTGACCTTAAAGAAAATGCCAGTCTTTGGCGGCGGCGAAACAGCATCAATCGGATAAAGGAGAACTAAAGTGGCAAATACTCAATCGATGTGTACTTCTTTTATGAGCGAGCTTATGCTTGGTCAACACCAGCTTGGCACTTCAACCATCGTGTCCCGTGGAAGTTTGACCTCGCCAACTACAGACACGCTTAAAGCGGCCTTGTATTTGACATCGGCTACGGTCAATGCGTCTACCACGGTTTATTCAGCAACCAACGAAGTCTCTGGCACAGGTTATACCGCTGGCGGTGTGGTGGTAACAAATGCAACGGCTCCAACTTCGACCAACACTTCAGCAACTGCTGGCGTGGCGTTTTTTACGCCTTCAGCGTCAATCACCTACACAACGGTGACATTGACCACGGCGTTTGACACCGTGTTGCTGTACAACTCGACTCAGAGCAACAAGGCTATCAGTGTTCACACGTTTGGTTCACAGACCATTACGGCGGGTACTTTCACCTTGACAATGCCTGCAAACACAACATCAACCGCTTTGTTGCGCTTGGCTACCACCTAAGGGGTAGTCCATGTCTCTCGGCTGGGGTGACGGTACATGGAGTAGCGGCCCTTGGGGTGGAGGGACGGTATTCCCAACAGGGAATCAGGCAAATGGCTCTGTTGGAGTAACCTCGCCTGAGTTGATTATTGCGCTGAGTGGGGTATTGGCTTCGGGAAGTGTTGGGGATGTTGTTGAGACAAACAGCCCAGCGGAAGATGGAAATGTTGCTTTTGGCAATGTGGGCAGTGTAACAACCTCCCTTGTAGTTGATTTGTTTGGTGTTTCAGCGGCTGGTGCGGTTGGTACTGTTGTTCAAAGTAACGATTTTGCCCTGACTGGGAATTTGGCAAGTGGGAATGTAGGCACTGTAGCCCGTGGTGAAACATTTCTTGGGTTAACTGGTAACGTTACCAGTGGTTTTGTTGATAGTGTTTTATCAGATTTGATAAAGGCGCTAACAGGGAATGCGGCGGTAGGGTCGGTTGATACTGTTGTTCAAAGTGTAGCGGTTGATCTGACTGGTGTTGAAGCGCTGGGATTTACAAATGCGGTTGTTGTCCCGCTTCCAAGCAATCAGGCGGATGGTGCAGTTGGATCTGTATCTAGCAACAGAGAAATTGCTTTAACTGGTAACGCTTCCAGTGCTGCTGTAGGATCGGTTGTAGTAGGTGCAAGAACATTTGGGATAATAGGAAATCAGGCTTCAGGAACAGTGGGATCTGTGATTGCTGTTTATTGGAAAATAATAGATGACTCACAGACCCCAAACTGGCAAAATATCAGCAATCCGCAGACACCTAGTTGGGCAGATGTTTCAAACACGCAGACCCCAATCTGGGAAGAAGTAGTAACTTGAGGTAAATCATGGCAACAGCATATACATCACTCTTAGGTTTGGCGCTACCAGTTACTGGGGAGTTGTCCGGCACATGGGGTGATACGGTCAACGATCAGATTACTGCGCTTTTGGATTCCGCCATTGCGGGTACAACCACTTTAAGCACTGACGCAGACATAACTCTGACAACAACTACCGGCGCAGCAAATACTTCACGACAGGCTGTCTTGTTGTGTTCTGGCGCAAGAACGGTTTTACGCACAATTACGGCTCCTGCTCAGTCAAAGATCTACACCGTCATTAACGCTACGACAGGCGGTTTTTCTGTCAAATTGGTTGGCGTTGGCCCAACAACAGGTGTCACCATCATTGCAGGTGAATCTGCTGTTTGTGCGTGGAATGGCTCGGACTTTATCAAGACCAGCTCAACGATTGCAAATGCCGCTGGTTCAAACACTCAGGTTCAATTTAACAACTCAGGCGTTCTGGGCGGCTCTGCCAACCTTGTTTGGAATGGCACAACGCTTGCAATAACAGGCGCTTTGACTGCAAGCGCCGATTCCACATTCTCCTCAACTGGTGCATTAATCATCAGCAAGGGAACGACTGGACAGCGACCAACACCAGCAAGCGGTATGCTTCGTTTCAACACCACTACATTTGAGTTTGAGGGCTACAACGGCACAGCATGGGCCTCTGTGGGCGGTGCGGCACTGAGCAACGACACAAGCACGGCGACTGATGTATTTCCGCTGTTTGCAAACGCCACAACTGGCACGGCATCCACACTGTTCACGGGCAATGCGTCCCTTTTGTACAAGCCAAGCACTGGTGAATTTAAAGCAAGGGTTCCTGTTGCCTCTAACGGGATTGTGGTCAACAGTCAAACAGTGGCTACAAGCTATACGATAGCGGCTGGGTTCTCAGCAATGTCAGCAGGCCCGATAACGCTATCAGGCGGTGCGGTGGTAACTCTTTCTAGCGGTTCACGCTGGGTCGTTCAATAAGGATTTGATATGGCAGATATTGTTGTAAATGGAAATACAAGCGGGGCGGTAACGCTATCTGCACCTGCGGTAGCGGGTACTGTGACTGTGACTTTGCCGGCCGCAAGTGGCACGATGCTGACCACAGCATCTTCTACAGGCATTAGCGGTAGCGCAATATCTTCTGGCACTGTTCCAGAGGCTTACGGCGGTACAGGCACATCAACTGGCTACTACGGCTTCAAGAACCGCATCATCAACGGCGCGATGGTGATTGACCAGAGGAACGCTGGGGCTAGTGTTACTCCTACGGATGGTCAATTTTGTACCGACAGATTTAGTGCTGGGTTAACCCAAGCATCTAAATTTTCATTTCAACAATCTACTGATGCACCAACTGGGTTTAAAAATTCTATTAAAGTTACATCTCTATCTGCATATTCAGTTACGTCAGGGGATTTATTTGAAGTAAGGCAAAATATAGAAGGGTATAACATTGCAGATTTAGGGTTTGGAACTGCATCAGCCAGTACAATTACACTTTCGTTTTGGGTGAAATCCTCTTTAACAGGAACATTTGGTGGCGCATTGTCTAACGATGGAGCAAGCCGTTCTTACCCGTTTACCTACACAATATCTGTCGCAAATACTTTTGAGTACAAGACTGTTACAATTGCTGGAGACACAACTGGAACATGGTTAACCACAAATGGTATTGGTATGCGTGTTCGGTTTAGTCTTGGTGCTGGTTCTACTTATAGTGGACCATCTGGCGCTTGGGCTAGTGCTACTTACACATCAGCCACAGGCGCAACATCAGTAGTCGGCACAAACGGCGCAACATGGTTTATCACAGGCGTACAGCTTGAAAAAGGCTCAGCAGCGACTAGCTTTGATTACAGACCTTTTGGGACTGAGTTGGCTTTGTGTCAGAGGTATTTGCCAATGTTTACATTTGGGGCAAGCGAAAAATTAATTGCTGGACAAGCAATTTCAACAACACAGGTTATTACAACATTTTTATTTCCAGTTACTGCAAGATCAGTGGCAACAGGAGTTACATCTTCTGCTGGAAGTAATTTTGCTCTTGGTGATGCAACACTTGGTTATGGTGCAAACCAAACTGGTACGGCTATTGCATTTGAAACAGGCGGTGTAAATCAAGCTACTGTAAAACTTACTTGTACTTCAGGGCTTGTGGCAGGAAATGCTTCTATTGTTTTAAGTAGATTTGCCAATACAACAATTCAATTTACAGGGTGTGAACTATGACTTATAAACTTTATATCCGATTTGATAAAACAGAGCCTGATGCGGCAATGACAACAAATGCTCAAGGTAATGCTGTAAGTTTTCTGTTTGACGAAAACAATCCTGACTACCAAGCCTACCTAAAGTGGCTTGCAGAGGGCAACACACCACTACCCGCAGATGAGGAGAACACATAATGGCTGTAACAATCAATGCCAGCACCACGGCTGGTCTAGTCCAGACTGCTGACACCAGCGGCGTGTTGGCGCTTCAAACTGCTGGGACTACGGCGGTTACTGTAGATGCTTCACAGAATGTGGGTATTGGGACTAGTTCGCCTCAAACAAAGCTGGATGTGTCTGGCGGTTCTTTACGCATTAATGAAGATGGCGCTGGCACAAAAATCATTACTGTGCGTAGTAACTTTGCAAGCGTAGGCCCAGCAATTAACGTAACGACCAACGACCCATTGCTGTTGATGACCAACAACACAGAACGTGCCCGTATCGACACCAGCGGTAACGTGGGTATTGGTACTACAAGTCCATCTACATTTGGTTTACTGGCTGTTAAAAAAGACCAAATAGCAGACACAGCAATTACTGTAAGCA